GCAGCAATCGGCATTATGTATGCTATTACACCGGGGTTGCGATGAGCAAAAAGGATCCGAATTATACAGTAAAAGTTGAGAAAGCAATTGCGAAGAAATATGGTGAAGAAACAATACAACACCCGAAGAGCAATTGGACAGACGAGAAAGAAAAAGAGTATTTGGCTCAACTAAAAGAAACACACAAATACTATGAAGACAAAGAAGATTTTGATCGAGAAGAAGTAAATGGGGTTTTTATTCCGAAAAAACTACTTAATAAAGAATCCGAGCGATCTTGTCCGGTCTGTAATACATACTCTTTTAAATCAAACGATGATGTCTATATGACGAAGTTTGGTTGTTGCGAAAAGTGCTACATACAATGGATTGAAGGTCGGGAAGATAGATGGAAAAAAGGATGGAGACCCCCAAAATGAAATTGACTAAAGAGCAGCTTAAAGCGATTATTAAAGAAGAGATGGAATCTATTATTCAAGAAGAAGATAAAGCAAAGATAGACTCTGCTCTTGAAGCTGCAATTGAAGAGTTGCCGGATGAATTGCTTGTTGTTGCTGCTTCTGATGAAGAACTAAAAGAAGAATACAACGTCGACGGCTATCGTTCAGGTTATGCTCCAATGCGCCGTACAACGGGTAAGTCAACATTCAGACAAGATCAAAAAGATGCTGAAAATAGAAAAAAGGCAAAAGACAGTAGGCTTTTTGCTGCTCAAAAGAAAGCGAAAAATGCTCGCATAGCTGCTCAAAACCACAATATTCCAATTAAAAATATAGAATCAAAAATAAAACAAGTAGAGCAAGAAGTAGCAGAGTCATCTAAAAATACTAATATAGCCATGGTTGCTGGTGCTGCTTTATCATTCGCATTGGCTGGCCCAATTGGTGGTATTGTTTTTGCTGTTCCCGCTGCGATACTTGCTGCAACGATTAAAGACAAAATGCAAGACAAATCTGAAGCCGAGTTGGGCGATGAGTTGCAGAAACTTAAGAGTAAAAGAAAAGAAATGGGAGATAAAGCTGATGTACCCAGCGGAAGACCACCGCTCTCCCCTCTTGGTTCATCAAATTATTTCAACGAAGACATCACAAAAGAAGATATACAAAAAATGGTTCAAGAAGAACTTGAAGCCGTAACTAAAGGAAACTAAAACATGAGTTCAAACACATTAAAAATCGTACAAGGTATCGCACAAGCAGCCGCAAATGCTTATGACGGCTCACATGACGAGCGATATACTGCCGATGGAAAAGCACGAAAGATTGGTCTCAATCGCGAAGAGGGCGATCCCATTATTGATAAAAGAGTCATTGATGGATTCAAAGTTAAATTTTCTGGTGATGCAATGTGTATTGTATATCAATCAGATATTCAACTTAAAGACATTTATGCTGGTGGATTTGAAGCCGAGATGGACAGAAAAATTAATGATATTAAAAAATTCTTACAAAAAGAATACAAAGCTATTACTGGCGAATCAGTTAGAATTACCCCTGTGAAAGATGAAGAAATTAAAGTTCTTGCTCAATCAGTATCTCGCGTTCGTTCTTTTGTTCAAGCTTACCGATGGTTTAAAATTTCTGGTGTTGATTCAGAACCAATCTTGTCTCCTTCCGAGGACACAGTAGATAAGTCAATCAGAGATTTTCTTTCTCTTGATTCTAAGAAGAGGCCAAGCAACGACACTAGGAAATAATGTCCTTTAAACTTTCAAAAAAGGAGATTGTAAAAGAAATCCTTAAGTGTGGTAAAGATCCAGTTTACTTTACAAATAATTTTTGTAGGATCTCACACCCGCTCAAAGGTCTCGTTCCGTTTAAAACTTATCCGTATCAAGATGATCTGTTAAACGACTACAACGATTTCCGCTTTACAGTTATCCTAAAAGCCCGACAGTTGGGTATCTCAACTATTACAGCCGCATATTGTGTGTGGCTTATGTTGTTTCATCGTGATAAGAATGTTTTGGTTATTGCAACTAAATTTGCGACTGCTGCCAACTTGGTAAAGAAAGTAAAACACATCATGAAGAATTTGCCTCCTTGGTTGCAAGTGGCTACAATTTCAATTGACAATAGAACATCATTTGAATTATCAAATGGTTCTCAAATTAAAGCTGCTTCCACATCTGGTGATGCTGGTCGTTCTGAAGCACTTTCACTTTTGGTAATTGATGAGGCCGCACACGTTGACGGCCTAAAAGAACTCTGGACTGGTTTGTATCCCACTCTATCAACTGGTGGTCGCTGTATCGCTCTTTCAACTCCAAACGGTGTTGGTAACTGGTTTCACAAAACTTATATTGATGCCGATAATAAAGATAACGATTTCCACCCAGTTTGTTTACCTTGGGATGTTCATCCCGAAAGAAATCAAGAATGGTTTGAGAAAGAGACAAAGAACATGTCTCGAAGACAAATAGCACAAGAATTAGAGTGCAACTTCAATACATCAGGCGATACAGTAATTCATCCCGATGATATTGCTTGGTTAAATCAAACAATCAGAGAGCCAGTATATAGAACAGGATACGATAGAAACTTTTGGATTTGGGAGAAGTTTGAAGAAGGAAACACTTATCTTCTTGTTGCTGATGTCGCGAGAGGAGATGGTGCTGATAATTCTGTATTTCATGTTTTAAAATTAGAAACCATGGAGATAGTCGCAGAGTACCAAGGCAAACCAAATCTAGACATGTATGCTCAAATGCTTTTCTCAGCAGGTACAGAATACGGAAACTGCCTTTTAGTTGTCGAAAACAACGGAATTGGTATATCCATCTTGGAAAAACTAATTACTCTTGGATATCCAAATCTTTATTACTCAATTAAATCGACACATGAGTTTGTTGAATCTGTTCAAGGCGAAGCTATGGACGGAGCAATAGCGGGCTTTACAACCTCTACGAAGACTCGTCCTTTGATTGTGGCAAAGCTTGAGGAGTTTATAAGAAATAAAATGTTGAATATTTATTCGTCAAGAGCTTTTCATGAATTTAAAACTTTCATTTGGAAAAATGGAAAACCCCAAGCTATGCGATCTTATCATGACGATTTGGTTATGTCTTTAGCTATTGCTTGTTGGGTTAGAGATACAGCACTTCAAGTGAATGAGCGAGATGTGGAATACAAAAAAGCAATCTTAAATTCTATGTATCTAAACAAAACCACAATGAATACTTCGATCAAAGGTATGAATGGCTATGGCTCAGATATAAAAGAAAGACAATTAGAAGCAAAAGAACAAATGAAAGATTTTGTTTGGATATTTAAAGGATAGAAAAAATGGCATCAAGAAATAATAATCGCAATAACCCATATAATGACGAATCGGGACTGTTCAAACAATTAACACGTCTGTTTTCTGGGCCGCTTACCCAAAGGCGAACTCAAACTGGTCGCCAATTAAGAAGAAGACATTTGGACATGTATTCTTCTAAATTTAGGTCTGCTTCTGGGCAGCAATTTAAGAAATCAGAATATAATCCAATGAATATTACAACTTTGAATATGATTTCCAACAGGGGTCGTTCAGAAAGGTATGTTGACTTTGATCAGATGGAATATGAACCAATCATTGCCTCCGCTATTGACATCTATGCTGATGAAATGACTACTCATTCTTCTTTACAACCCATGTTAAGAATTAAATGTCCTAACGAAGAAATCAAATCTATTTTACATTCTTTGTATCATAATGTTTTAAATATTGATCATAATCTTTTTGGCTGGTCTCGAACGATGTGTAAATATGGAGATTTGTTTTTATATTTAGATATTGATGATAAGATGGGAATTAGAAGTGTAATTGGACTCCCTTCACAAGAAATTGAAAGATTAGAAGGTGAAGACCCAGCTAATCCAAATTATGTTCAATATCAATGGAATAGTGCTGGCATGACTTTGGAAAACTGGCAAATGGCTCATTTCCGTATTCTTGGAAATGACAAACATGCCCCTTATGGTACTTCGGTTCTTGAACCTGCTCGTCGTATCTGGAGACAATTAACTCTTCTTGAAGATGCAATGATGGCTTACCGCATTGTTAGAAGCCCAGAGAGACGAGTGTTTAAAATTGATGTTGGTAATATCGCACCAAACGATGTTGAACAATATATGCAGAAAGTTATGACTCAAATGAAGAGACACCAAGTTGTTGATCCAAAAACAGGACGTGTTGATCTTCGCTACAACCCTCTTTCAATTGAGGAAGATTATTTCATTCCAATTCGCGGTGGAACCTCTGGAACAGAGATTATAAACCTCCCCGGTGGTCAGTTTACAGGAACAGTTGAAGATGTTAAATATTTAAGAGAAAAATTGTTTGCTGCCCTTAAAGTTCCTCAATCATACCTGGTTATGGGCGATGGAGCACAAGAAGACAAAACAACTTTGGCCCAAAAAGACATTCGATTCGCCAGAACAATTCAGAGATTACAAAGAGTTGTAATCTCAGAGCTTGAGAAAATTGGAATCATACATCTGTTTACTCTAGGTTTTAGAGGCGACGATCTTTTATCATTTAATCTTGCTTTAAACAATCCATCAAAAATTGCCGAGCTTCAAGAACTAGAACATTGGAAAACTAAATTTGATGTTGCCGGTGCTGCTACTGAAGGGTTCTTTTCCATGCGATGGATTGCCGAACATATGTTTGGTATCTCCGAAGACGAATTCATTAGAATGCAGAGAGAGATGTTCTTTGATAGAAAATTCATGGCTGGACTTGAAGCTGCTGGTCAAGCACCCGAAGGTGCTGGCGGCGGTGGAGATCTTGACCTCGGCGGTGATGATACTGGCGGTGATGAACTCGATCTCGGTGGCGGTGACGAACTTGATCTTGGTGGTGACGATGCCGCTGGTGGCGATGAAGGTGCCGGTGGAGGAGAAGACGATGATGTCCTTCTCGCCGCCCCCGGTAAAAGAGATGACGATAAGTCCAGAGGTCCTTACAAAAAACATCAGTTAAAATATCGCAAAGGTGGTCTATCTAAACAAATGAAAAACCAAGCCACAGGTGAGTATGGAAACACAACCAGAAGCATATTTAAAGGCAAGACAGGTTTTGGTGGATTAGATTCATTAGCCAGAGGCGTAACAGAAAATAAAACACTAGATAAAATAGAAGAAGAAAAACTATTTAATACATCAACAGAGGTAAACAAGCTTCTGGAAAGTTTAAAACATTTGGAGAACAAAGAGAATGAGAGTAAGACACAATAAGAAAAGAAACACCGCTTTTCTTTACGAATCATTAATCACAGAATTAACAAAAGCAATTGTCCG